ACTTATTATCCAACGTTGTTGCATAAATAGGAGTGATCTGGTCAGGTTGGATAATTCCATATCTGAAATTGCCATCTTCATCAATCCAGTAGTGCAACCAAGCTCGACCGGCATTTGAACTGTCTACTAACAAGCCATTAAGCGTCAAAGCACGGTCATCGCCTAAGACGTCAATAATTTTCTTGTTGTCGTCATCTTTACCAACATCAATGTCAGGAAAAACAGAAGCAACATAGCCTGCTTCTTGGTCTACTAATAATTGATAAAAGTTTGATGGAATGCGATTATCAGCACTTCTTAGAGGATCTTTTTTACCCTCCTTATTAAGCTTAGCTTTACCGTTGTTTCTAGTAGTAATATCAGTCTTATTTTCATAATAATTCACTGCTTGTTTGTAATTATTAATTAGATCATTTCTGCTTGTTGAAGTGTTTTGAATTAACTTCTTTAATGCGTCTAATTCCAAGGTATGAAACCTCCCTTCTTGTTTCTGCTATAAATTGCATATCTAATAGCGTCCAGTCTGTCGTTGTGCCTTACATCATTTTCCTTGAGTGGAAGTCCTGTACTTTCGTCCCAAGCATATTGATATATCTCATCAAGTAAGCCATTGGACGCTGTATCAACCACATAGAACTTTCCCTCTCGCATTTTCCTTGCCACACACTCAATGCCAGGCAAAACATTCTTATTAGCATTGATACAGTTAAGCCCGTTAGATTGAAACTCATTCACATTATCAGGTCTTGCCGAATCAGCGTAAAAAATAAGATTGCGTCCAAACCTTGTCTGTAAGTTCTTAGCAATCTCAACCCAGTAATTAATGAACTTGTGCTTCTGTGTGTAGTCTTCCAAAACGTAAGTGTTACCGTCCTTATCATCACCCAGTAAGATGATCGGATTAGGGTGCTCATAACCCCAGTCAACGCCAACATAATAATCTAAGCCATCAGGAACACGATCTCTTGGAATAACCATTTTATCCTTATTGAAATCTTGATAAACAATACCGTCTCCTGTAACCCACTGACCTAAAATACCACGATCATAAAACATCCCTCTTGGTGTAGCAGCCTTAATTGACTCAACATAATCTTTAGAAAGAAATGTATTGTCATCTATTGTAAACGTAAATGACTTTATACGTGCTTTTGGATCATGATTATCAATGTAATCAGTTTTAAGCCAATGCGTCGGTATATCTGGGTTTGTATCGCAAATAATGCGTGCGCCTTCAACAGAGCAACGTTGCAAAATTTCTTGAAATACATCATGCGTAGCTAAACTAGCTTCATTTATATATGCCCCATAGCTTGTCATACCACGAATAGAACCAACACCACGGATTGAACCAGTATAAGATGGGACTATATCAATTCCAAGTAAATGGTAATGACCATGTCGATCAGTTTTCATTGTGATACCAAAATACGACTCAATTGCACTGATAACGTTGGTATAAATTGAATTAGAACTATATCCTGCCAGTATGTACTGCGGATGTGGATCTTTTCTTTGAATTGATAGACGTGCTATTCTTTTAAGCTCCATAATAAACAAATAATTATTCATGATTGTCTTACCTGCACGAAAAGCACCAGTTAAAATGAGAAATTTCCAATCATCATGTAAATATGAATCCAGAACTTGTTGTTGCTTATTTGTTAAGATCTCGTCTATTCCCATCTTTACTCTCCTACAAGTTTATTAATCAATTCATCAAGTTGTTCATTGCTTTCGCTACCCAAACGTTCGGCTACCGTTGCTTTTGCTTCTGATATCCGAGTATCAGCAATTAATTTTTTAAGTTTTTGTTTTTCAACTGGATCAAATAATGGATATCGCTTCATGATTTCCTTCGAAGCCATAATTTTATCTTTAAATGATGGTTTCTTTTTAATTACAATCACTTCATCAGCAGTAGACATTGGTACGTCCTCAACAACCTCATCTCGAAGTACCTTGGTATAAAATTCTAATATCTCTTTGGCATCAGCAATTTTATGAGACTCTATTTCAGCCATTTTGGCGTCAATATAAGATTTAAGTTCAGGTTTATTCAGGTTCTCATTGCCAATTGAATATGCCGTTTTAGGTGAATACCCTGCTTTAAGTGCTGCATCTTTTGCATTTCCAGACTTAATATACTCATCACAAAATAATCTCTGTTTAGCTGTTAACTTCCGTTCCAAAACATCTCACCACCACCTTAATTTGTGCAAAATAAAAAGCCAGCTTATGCTGACTTAAGATTTATCTTTACTGTACTCATCATTAAATTGAAAATTAATCATTAAAAGCATTTGTACAAAATCTAGAATTGTTTTTGCATTTTCCTGAGTTTCTAATTTTTGATTATGCGTAGCTTTATTACCTTCAGTTCTAATTTTATCTACCCATTGTTTACTTTTAGGTGGAACATTCCCATTATCAATTAAATAATCAACATATTGAACAAACTTCAACCCATCTTTTGCTCCATAGTGAATGGCAACATTAGCTAAAAGTTTTCTACATAATAAAACTACTCCAGTATAAGCATTAACTTGATACGAATTTCTCGCTTCATTATATAAACTTTTCACATTATCAGGTAAACCATAAATTTCGTTTCCATAAATTGCTCCTGGCATGTACATATTATTCTCCTTGAAAACTGGTCTACCACAAACAGGGCAAATATAAATTGCAATATTGCAAGATGGAACATATCCCCAGCCATTGTCATACCAAGCATAGCCCTTGTTATTACCTGTTTTACTTCCACAATATCCACAAGTAAATGCAGCAGATTTAAGTTTTTCTAAATTGTTCCACTTGTCTTGGTCATATTTTTCCCATAAAGGATAATTATTCATTTCTATACTCACCTCAAAAATAATTATAAAAAAATCAACCTCATAAGGATAGGGGTTGACTTTTTGAGATGAATATAAATTTTAAATTTAAGCTGGACGTTCCAGCAATGATAACTGATGGAATCGAACCACCGCTAACTTGGTACTTCACACCAATGCTCTACCAACTGAGCTAAGTTACCCAGACTAGGAAAGGCGAGGAATTGAACCCCGCTACATAGTTGTGAAAGAAAATTCCTCTTTTCTTTCTAAATTTCAAATTGTGCCACTCTACCCACGGCAGTTGCTGCTGCGGTCCAGCCAACAACTACCCAGCTCTTCCCACGATCTCCTCGAAACCGTTGAGGGTCATGGCATGGGATTTTCCTAGGCAAACTATTATATACAATAATCAACAATGAACTACCGCCTAGGTTATCAAGCAATCAGGATTCGAACCCGATTGCCTGTATCAAATAAAAAAAGTAAATAAGAAAAAGTAAAAAATAAAAGAATTGTAAGCCAAAAACCAAAAAAATTCATTTAGAGGAATGTTTATCGCCTGAGTTTAGTCAGACTATAACCGCCAGTCGGATTGAACAACTGCTAACGTCTACCAAGAACGGTTACTTTAATTCGTTACTTACCTGAATAAATTAAGATCTTCTGTATTAATTTCGAAAGGAGATTTTTTCGAACGTACCGCACGTAGTACTGTCGAGGTGCAGTCGAAAGATCGTAACCACCACGTCTAATCTTTCGACAATAACAATTTATCATGAAATGAACGCAAGCAGTGCGCAAGCTTTACGCAAGCTTTACGCACGACTAATTTTTCCGGATCTTAATTTTATCCGACCATACTGTTTTGACCTTTTGGCTGAATACTCGTAAATCTGGTAAATCATTAACACCAAAGTATCTTTTCCAATAAAGCCATCTATCAGCGAACTCACACTGAGCATTAATCTTCTTAGTATCAATTGACCTAGTCGATAAATTAACTGTAGCTGCTACATCAACAATGCGTAACTGGTCAATGTACGTTCCAATTAAGATACGTCTGTAAGGTTTTAAAGCTGTGTCAGTACAGTTATCCATAGTGCGATAAATCGCTGCACAGACCTTTCTCGCAGGATCAGCAATATCAATATCGTCTTGTGCTTCGTCAATAAAATTCTTTTCAACGCCATTTTTGTTTGTTGATCCTGGAGCAAATGATAATTGAGGGCTTGTAAGTTGATTACGGTGTAAGCCAGCTAAATTAAGATAGCTCTGAAAATTAATGGTCAAGAACTTATCCACCCTTTTAGCTGTAGCTCTTAAATTTGGCTGTAATCCTAAGTCAATTTGATACACACTTACACTCCCTCTCGTCTTCTAGTTACTTGCTTTATTGGCTGCGAACATATCAGTAAATATTCGATCAGTGATCTCATAAGGATCTTCATCTTCGGGACAATGATGCTTAGCATATTTCAAGATGTTCAAGTACATCATGACTGCTGTCTCATTGCCTACTTCTAAATCGTTCCTAGTTTCGTCCATCATTCGACCTCACTTTGATTTCATGCTCTATATAAGCTAGTAACTCTTCTGCCTTACTTTCATCAATCATTGCTTCGATTGTTGGCTCAACTAGTTCATGAAAGTTCCTGATGTTTGATTTCAACATTGATCTAAACTCATCAAGTTGTCCTGTTGAAAATTGCTTATAATTGCAAGTATTAACTTCATACCCGTATAGTTTCATTAGTAATACTCCTCTGGTTTATGCTTCGGTCTTAAATCCCAAATTCCAGCACCCATATAAGTGACTATGTCATCATCACTTAATGAACACATCAATCCGTATTTTGTACGAACTGCAAATGCTAATGGTAATTCGAGTTCATTTAGGCAAAAAATACCGTTTGCTTTCAGATAATATTCATTAAAAGTGCCTGTAATATCTCTTCTCGTTCCTCTAGTTCCAATCTTTAACTCAATTGACATAGTTATCTCTCCATTTCTTGTAATAATCTTTAACTTCTTTGTCATAGTCTACTGGCTTAAGTGAACCGTCTTCTTGTACGTGATACCACTTGCCTTTTTGATACTTTAAGTTGCTACTCATAGACAAAACACCACAAAACCGACAGCACCTAAGCAGATTAGCATCCCTGCTATAGTAATTAACTCAGCACTATGCTTCATACTGTCTCAATTCCATTCACTATAATCACCACGAAAGTTCGAATTTAAATATCATATGGACTTTTATCATTTTCAGAAATACCCATTGTTGCTACTGTAGATAAATCCAGATATACATGCTCATGAATCCCATCAATAATTAAGATTCTATTTTTCATTTCTTGCCCATACTCATCGAATTCTTTGCTTAATAAATTCCAGATATGTTCTTTTGTACCTTTTACAGCTATGGAATCAGTACAGCCATTCTTAAATATCAAATTAACAAAGCATAACTTTCCGCCTAATTTAAGCTCATCGTTCATCTAATCACCCATATCTCTCTTAATTCTTACGTCAACTCTTGCACGCTCGGCATACCTCTTTTTGACTAACAAGGTTGTTACTTGCTTGTCATCGTGATAAACGCCTCTCATAACTTCAACCATTTTGTGAAGTCGTTTATCACGTTTCATTTCGGGGTTCATGCCGTCCATGATAATTTTTCCCACATTATCAGCATCAGGTTTCTTAGTTAGCAGTTCTTGGTTAGCTAAACATAAAGCCTTACGTTTCTTGCTTAAACTCTTAGGAACTTCAAAATACGCAATAATCTTAACGTCTAAAGGTTCATCTTTATCAAATATGCCTTTGAAACTGTTGATCGCTGTATACCTGACTAAATTTTCATATCGTTTCGTCTTAGCTGGCGTGTAAGTTACCGTCCTAGTAACTCTCGGTCTAGCCTTACCTACTGGCGGTCCTTCAATCGTAAAGTTAACTCTCATCTACTTAATTTTCTAAATTGTAATAATCCCATCAACTTCGCTTGCGCCTTCATCGTCTTCAAACGAAATTGTCAAGTTTAATCCGATTTTTTTCTGTAATTTCCGTAGATCATCAAGGCTCATAAGTTCTATTCGGTACTCAAGTTCACGTGTTTTTTTATTAATTTCAATTACTTTGAAATTATTCCTTTCTAAGATATTCAACCAGTATTCATTTAAATTTCCTTGTATATCAAAAGGTAAATCCTCTTCTAATCTAAAAATCATGTTTACATCGCTCCTACCACCAAAATCACTATAGCTAGCAGAATTAAGAATGCTGCTGCAAAAATCCAATCAGGTATCTTACTTATCATTAAACAGATCCAATACGGTATTTTTCAATTTAGGCATAATATAGTTTTGACCATAAACCGTGTAGTCTACTGCTCTTTCTCCATCCTCATTCGGTCCAATGTAGCAACTAATTGCTTGATTATTTTCCAATGGTAAAACTACATTGAAAACATCTTTTTTAGGATCTAACTTATGCTGTTTTGCAAGCTTGCTCACATAGTCAAAAATAATCTTTTTAGTTTGGTCAATAGTAATTTCTCTCATAGTTTCCTCCCACATATTGGGCAATAGTTGATCTTAATTTTGTCTGCAAGTGCTCCACTTTCATCGTCAACATCTATACAGAGTTCTTTGCTTAAGAGGTACATTGCAGCGTTAAATAAGCTATCTTGTGACTCATAGTTATATAAGTATTTCTGTGGCACTTCTTCTTCTCGTTCTCCTGTCGCACCTGTATAGCAAATATCTGTGTGACAGTAAGGACAGTTTTCTTGGCTCATGTTTTTCCTTTCAAATTGAGTAAGCAACTCGTCTACTTGATTTTTTCTAGTCATTCCTTAACCTTCGTCCACACATAGGGCAGTAATTAATTGGATTTGAAAATCGCTCTTGAATACCATTAATAGGATCTGCTGTATCATTAACGACAATATATAGCCAATACCTGTTATGACAATGAGTTGATATGGTTAGTTCTTCTTCCGCAAAACCTAAATCGATAATAAATGACTTGCCATAATCGCCTTTAAAAGTACAATACTCACATTTCTCTTTTGTTGCAGCCATCATTCAATCACCCTCAATCTTTCGATTAACAGCTTCATATTCTTTAGTATTTCGCTTCTCTCTAGGTCATTAGCTTTACGATATTGACGAACCAACTCGCAAGGACGCAAAGCTACTTTTTCAGCCTTATAAAGTCGCTCCTTTAGCTTTTCATTTTCTTGGAGTAAAACAGAGTCTTCAAAACTATTACTCATTGTTAATCCTCCACACATTTTTCCTGTAAAAATGCAGCTACTATTTTTAAAATTTCAATATATATTTTTAAATCATCAACAACGAATAGACAGGCAGCACTTTCTGTATCTACATACCATTGGCCAATGTCATCATGAGGAGGCATTATTTTTAAAATTTCTTCCTTATCATTTTCTTTGACAAGATATACAATAATTTCTCCCTGATATACTTGCTCCAACTTTATTAAATCGCCATTAAATTCAACGCTTCCATCTTCGTTTGGACTACTTTCTTTAATTTCAAATTTATATGATGATGTTGCTAAATTATTGAGTTTGGTTTCTAATTCACTTGCTTTCATTGCTTAACCTCCAACTACTTCTCTAACCACGCCATGAAGCACCTTAGCAACCTCACTGGCTTCTCTTTTGTCTATAAAGATTGACTGAACAAATCCAGCTGAACGTCCTGTAGTGCCTAAGATTTCAACCATGTACACCAGCGATATTGTTTAGCGTCTTCGATGATCTTCTCTAAATCATGACTCTCTTCAAGCATTACGCAATATCCTCTCTTTCAATCAGTGGTAGAACGTCATTTTCTCTCAAAACATCGTAAATTAAGCGTCTACCTTTTTGAGTCCAAGCAGTAAGTGGCTTAGCATGATCCTTACCGTGCTTGTCGGTGTATGTGTTAAGTTTCGTTGTGGTGTACTTCTTGCCCATATATGCCTTATATAAGATCCATTGCCCATTGACTTTATGCTGAATGCCTAGTGCATGTAATAGCTTGTTAAACTTAACAGCCGTATAGCCGTAATCCATAGCAATTTGAGTAGTAACCATTGCGTCAGTAGTACCAAGAATGACATCTAAGTAGCTAGCTTTCTTGTTGCTCTCTTCAAGTTGCCGGTTCAAACTCTTGTTTTCCAACTTAAGTTGCAAGTTTTCGCTGTGAAGAATATCCATCGCACGTTGAACAACGTTTTGTGGATCATTCCACTTCTTTTCAATTTCGATTAGATACTCACGGTATTCTTTACCCTTTTTTGTTCTGCTCAAAAGACACAGCTGCTTAGCCATATCAATTGTGAGTGCATAGTCTTGAAGTTCAATATTGCCACGATTTTCTCTAGGTGTACTTATAAGTACAGGTTGAAAATCAATGTCTTCTTCAAACTCTTTTCCATTCTGTTCCCACCAAGCTGAAAATCTTCGCTTGATACCTAATCCCTTATATAAATCTCTAGCACTTACTAATTGCTGGTCATTCTTGACAGTTACCTTGATTAATTCGTTATTCATCTTCATCGTCCTCACTTAACACAGTTTTTAAAATTGTGAACATAGCGATATCACTTGGTTTTACATGCAATTCATTTACAAGAAATAGTGTTACATTCTTGCCTGCACTATCCAGCCGTTCACTTACCTTGTCTTTCTTATCACGTTCATTAAATGCACTAGCGTTAGCTAGATCATTAACTGCTTCTAGTAGCAACCCCACATTCTTTGATTTTTTATCAGATTTGTTTTTTGGCTCTGAGTTTTCTTTACTTGCAATAGCTTCTTGAGCTGCTCTAGTTCTAATTGCCAAAATGTTAGCTGTTTTCTTCAAAATGTCGATGCAATCTTCTTCGGTGTATTCGCCCGGTGTAAATGGTTCTGTATCAAATCCGACAAAACCTTCCTCACTTTCAATATCTGGAAAAGAACCAGCAAATGTTACACCACCAGGAAACTCTTCAAATTCATCCCACGAGTCGAAAAATAATTCTTTGCCCATTTCTACATGATTTCTCCAGCTAAATGGATCTTTATGCAAGATCTCAATATACCCTGTGTAATAGCGACCAAAAGGCATATCCATCTCTTTCACCACGGCAATTCTTCCGCATACTTCCTCTTTGTAAATAATGTTTTCCATTTTCTATTTCTCCGTAATGTCTGAATTAATTAGCAATTGACCAATCTTTGACCAGTTAAATTCTGGACGAGTTTGTGGGTATTCTTGACTAAGCATGTCCGTGATACGCTCGTAAGCATCTTCTTCAGCTGGATTTAAATCGTTTATAGTTATGGTTGCTCTGTCATCAGTCCAACCCATTAGGTACTCAACTGGAACTTCTAAAAAGTTAGCTAATTTTTGCCAAATTGCTAAAGAGT